AAACTAGAGTGCGTCATATGGACTATGGCGTAGTACTATCAGCATTCTTCTTCAAAAGGTTCAAAAACCGTGAAAATATAACGTTTTTTGACCCCAACGAAGTTCCTGATTTATACGAGGCTTTCTACTCAAATACTCAGAAGTTTGAAGAACTTTACGTCAAATATGAAAAACGTAAGGATTTACGCAAAAAGACCATGAGTGCTGAAGAAGTATTCAAGGGCGGCATTTTGAAAGAAAGAACGGATACTGGAAGAATATACCTTGTATTCATTGATAACGTGATGAACCAGGGTCCGTTTGATCCAGAATATCACACTATCTATCAGAGCAATCTATGTTGTGAGATATTGCTACCAACTAAGCCATTCAAGCGACTAGATGATCCAGAAGGTCGTATCGCATTATGCACATTGGGTAGCATCAATTGGGGTGCATTTAGAAACCCAGAAGATATGCGTAGAGCATGTCGCATACTACAGCGTAGCCTGTGTAATATACTTGATTATCAGGACTTTTTGTCAATACAAAGCAAGTTGAGCAACGATGAGATACAACCACTAGGCGTAGGTGTCACTAATCTTGCTTATTGGCATGCCAAGCGTGGCATGAAGTACGGCGAGAGTGATAGTCTACAAGAAGTCAAAACATGGATGGAACATCAAGCATATTATCTAACAGAAGCCACTGTTGAACTCGCTAAAGAACGTGGCAAGTGTGTAGATAGTGATAAGACACGTTATGGTCAAGGTGTGTTCCCCTGGGAACTACGCGCACCAGGTGTCAACAAACTTGCAAACTTCAAGCCTGAACTAGACTGGGAACCACTCAGAAATGAGATGAAACAATATGGCGTAAGAAATGCTACATTGATGGCAATCGCCCCTGTAGAAAGTTCAAGCGTGGTAATCAACAGCACGAACGGCATTGAATTGCCTATGTCATTGATTAGCACAAAAGAAAGTAAGGCTGGTAGTTTCACACAAGTCGTACCCGAATACAACAAGTTGAAGAATAAATATCAACTCATGTGGGATCAAACTGACTGTGTTGGATACTTGAAAACAGCGGCAGTACTCGCTGCTTATGTTGATCAAAGTATCTCAACAAACACATTCTATAATCCTGCACACTTTGAAGGACGTAAAGTTCCTTCAACACTGATTGCTAAGAATTTGATGTTAGCGCATCAATATGGACTAAAGACTTTTTACTACAGTCTAATCAATAAGGCTGGTGCAAAGGTGACTGAAGAAGTACAACAAACAGTACAGGCTGACGCGCAAGTATGTGATATTAGTAATATCGAAGACTGCGAAGCGTGTAAACTGTAATACATCACGTAATTTTAAATTGAAGTGTTGATATATGGTGTTAATACAAGATAATTTTTTATCAACGGAACATTTTGACTGGTTGAAACAAGTAGCTATTAAAAAGGCTGCTTCTACCTTTAATATTGCTTCTAAAGTAAATCCATCATCAATATCAAAATTTTACACTCAGGATAGGACAGGTTGGGATTATAATTTTCTTGATTTAAAAGGGGATATTACAACACCGGCTCACAGTTTAGGAAAACAAATTATACCTATTATAGAAAATGTGGAGGATACCTTAGTACAATTTGATAACTCAATCAGACGCGAAGAATTAGTTAATGCTTTCTTTATGTTTGCAATAAAAGGTTATGAAATACCCAAACACATGGATGTCATATATTCAAACAGTACTAAAGAGGATTTAAGTAAAATTTATAAAGCATTTATTTTTTGTCACGATGAATGGTCTGAAGATTGGGGAGGAGAACTATGTTTCCATAAGGGAAAATTTGCTCCTAAACCAAACAGATTACTCATATATAGCGGTGATGAAGAGCATTGGGTAAATCTAATGAATGATAACGCAAAAGATAGTATACGAAAAATATTTGGATTGAGATATAGAGAAGAGAAAAAATGTTAGAAACAATATGTGATATTTTAGTTGACGCTTATAAGCGTAATTGGATCACCAGCCGTGATGGCAACGTAAGCATACGCCATCATGACCGTGATTACTTTTATATCACGCCAAGCGGTGTGCGTAAACAAACACTACAGCCAGATCAATTCAAAAAAATAAAAATATTAGAGCAAGGATGGGAAGAGTTACCCTATACTGATATCAGTAAAAATCTAAAGCCTAGCGGCGAGATACCAATGCATTTTGGATTGCAGAAAATGTTGGGTCAACATAATCACGATGTACGTGTAGTTGTACACATACACCCTACTTATATTGTTGCTGCTATGCACGCCGGTATAGAATTAGATAAGTTAGTAAAAGATTTTCCAGAATTAGGACGATATACAAAAGTTGCGCCAAACGTGCCAGATGTGCCACCAATCAGTGAAGAACTAGCACAGGGCGTACATAATAATCTAAGTCTTGACAATTTAGGATTTACTAAGTATGATATCGTAGGAATAAAAGGGCATGGAGTAGTAAGCATAGATACTAGTCCCTGGCGTGCATATGAGCATATTGAAAGATTGGAACATATCTGTAAGATAGTACTAGCATCAGGAAATTACTAATGAGCAAAGAACAATATAACCTAAAAACTAAAACTGATTATTTGAACCGTAAAATGTTTTTGGATCCAAAAGGTCCAGTAACCATTCAAAGATTTGAAGAAGTAAAATACAACAAACTACAGAAACTAGAACAAACAGCAAGAGGTTTCTTCTGGGTTCCAGAAGAAGTATCACTAACAAAAGACGCAAACGATTTCAAAGAAAGTAGCGAAGCAGTAAAGCATATCTTCACAAGTAACCTACTACGTCAGACTGCACTTGATAGTTTACAAGGTCGCGGTCCTAGTCAGATATTCACTCCGGTTATCAGTTTGCCAGAACTAGAGGCACTTGTCTATAACTGGACATTCTTTGAAACAAATATTCACAGCCGCAGTTACAGCCACATCATTCGCAATATCTATAATGTACCAAAAGATGTTTTCAATAGCATACACGATACAAAAGAAATCGTTGATATGGCAAGTAGCGTTGGCAAGTATTATGATGACCTACATCTACTCAATTGTAAAGTTGAAGCAGGTGAGAAGGTAAAGGAAAGTGAGCATATCAAAGCGATTTGGTTAGCACTCAACGCAAGTTACGCATTAGAAGCATTTAGATTTATGGTAAGTTTTGCTACAAGTCTAGCAATGGTCGAGAACAAGTTGTTTATCGGTAATGGTAATATTATCAGTTTGATTTTACAAGATGAGTTATTACACAAAGAATGGACTGCTTGGTTGATCAATCAAGTTGTCAAAGAAGATGTTCGTTTCGCAAAAGCAAAAGAACAATGCGAAAGTGAAGTATATCAATTGTATATGGATGTTATCCGTGAAGAAAAAGATTGGGCAGACTATCTATTCAGCAAGGGTAACGTTATCGGGTTGAACGCAAATATTCTAAAAGATTTCGTTGATTATACAGCCGCCACAGCACTTAAAGAGATTGGTATCAAGTACCAACACAGTGCACCAAAGATCACACCCATTCCTTGGTTTAACAAGCATAGTGATACTAGCAAAAAGCAAACAGCATTGCAGGAAAACGAAAGCACTAATTATGTGATCGGCGTAATGAGTGATAAATTAGATTACGACGATTTGCCGTCACTGTAAGGAGAAATATAAATGGAAGCATTAATTTGGAGTAAGGATTTTTGTAATTATTGCGAAAGTGCAAAGACGCTATTAAAGCAAAAGGGTATCAATTACGAAGAACGTAAAATTGGTAGTGGGTACACAAAGGAACAATTGCTTGAAAGCGTACCTACAGCAAAAACATTACCTCAAATTTTTCTTGATGGTAAGCATATCGGCGGGTACACAGACCTAAAGAAATATTTTGAACAAATTGGAGAATAAAATGAATTTAGTAGTCGATACAATTTACACATTTAAACTAAACAGCGGTGAAGAATTGGTAGCCAAAGTTACAGCAAGTAATGAAAAGACTATCACAATTATCGATCCAGTAAGTATTGCCCCAGGACCACAGGGTGGATTGGGTTTAGTACCTAGTTTGTTTACTGCAAAAATGCACAGTCCTGTCACTATAAATACTACTAGCGTAGCGTTAATCGCTGAAGTTGATGAAAACGTACAAACGAAGTACATCCAAGCAACTACTGGCTTAACGATACCTGATAAAAAGGTATTAATAGGGTAATGGGCAAAAAGATAGCAAGAAAAGATGATCAAAACACAACGGGCGGTAAGTTACTAGAGGCAGGTTGCGCAGGTACTGTTTTTGCCGACTTTAAAAAAGTGGCATTGATGAACTGCCCAATTACCCCACATGAACCTTTCGGTAAGCCGCATCCACCGCATAAAGATGCTAAGGTTAACGAACCAAGTCCTACAGTATATGCTGAATTCAAACAAGTAGTGCGTGTGACTAGCACAAATACTTGCGGGCATAGTGTTAAAGATAACGATGCAACGGTATATGTTCCATGAGTAATACTGGCAAGCAAAGTCCACTAGGAGTTAACGTATTAGGTACGTTGCTTCAAAATAAAGGGTTTTATATTAATCCTAAAATACGCGACCTTGCTGGCATTAGTAGATATAATTCAAATTATGAACCGGGAGAAATTGTTAATAATACATGTTTGCGTTGGCTAACATATGCAGTAAATTCTGCTTATAATAAAATTAATACAGATGCCCCTGTTATAACTTCTGGTAATTGGTATGTTACACAAAGATATAAAATTGTCAGCATAGGTGCAACTATAGGTGCAGGTGATATGGTCGCCGGTACGCTTTACGAAATTGTAAGTAAAGGTACTACAAATTTTACAGATTATGGGGCACTCAGTAATGATGTTGGGACTAAATTTTTTGCTACTGGTGCAGGTTTTGGTTCAGGTAGTGTAATTACTAACCCCACAGATTTTACAGAAATTGGCGCAAGCACAAATGAAGTTGGTGTAACATTTGTTGTAACAGGTCCTGGTATAGTAAATGTTACTGAACTTGTTACTACCCCTATTTCTTTGAAATACATCATTGAAGATTTGGGTACAGCTAATTGGGATGCAATATGTCCTGATCCTGACGAACGTAGTTGGGGATTAGGTACTCCATCCGTGGGTGATGTATTTCTTGCTATGGTGCCATCAGATCCAAATTGGACTGGCACTGCATTTCAATTAACTGCAGGGTCAGGCGATGGCACGGCGGTAAGATATGATGTTGATACTGATACCTATGAAAAATTATTAAACGTAGGGCAAAGCCGTATACCAGCATTAGGTAACAGTCCCCCTCCAACTTATCTTATCGAAGATCCTAGTAACCAGTGGGACGGGCAAGTGACCACAGGATATGGTATCGCAGGTGACGGCTCTACATATGTAAATGACGAAACATTATCAGTATCATACCCGTACTTTGGTCAAGGACAAGAAGCAAAATGGTGGCCATTCGACTTTACTAACCCTAATATTTCAGCAAGTCAGTGGGGCTGGTTGCGTTTACTACCATTACAAGCATGGAACGAATTTAACTACAATGGATCAAGCCCTGGTCAAGAAGTACCAGAATATAGATATTTCTTACAATCATTTTTAACAGCACAAGGATTTGTTGATTATAGTAACAAAGCAATTTTTGCTATACAGGATAGTAAAGATTTCCTTAAAGGAATTTATAGTAACATGGATGACTTAACCAGTAGTGATATTACTGGTGTAAGTTTAGCGAATAGAGCCTTTGGTCAAGATTTACTTAACCTTGGCAAGGCAATGGATTTAAGTTATATTTCGACATTTGGATTACCTAGTAATTTACTTAAAACACTTAAAAAGAATAACGCATTGACTACCAAATTAAGCACCGCATTACTTGGCGCAAATTTAAGTGCGACAGATATATCAAATATAACAAGTGGCACTCCTGCTAGTTTTGAACAAGAGCAGGCACTGTATGGTGCATTTAGTATTATTTTAGGCAATGACTTAAAAGAAATTTTAGTCACACTAAATTGTACTACAAAAGGTTTAAGAAGTTTAGCAGACTTATTGGATATTAAAAAGATATTCCCTATAAGTTATCAGTCATTGACGGTACCTATTTACAATACAGAACCTAACCCAACAAATAGTAAAACATATTACTTGTTATTTGTCAACGGACAATTAAATCCACAATTAATCAAGCCTGAAATAATAGAAAAAGTTGATCCTATTATACCACCATTACCCGAACCTCCGCCGGTAGTAGTGCCGGAGCCTATCGTAGAACCACCTATTACAATAATAGATATTATCGAGGTACCGCCTCCACCAGTAGTGTTACCACCAATCGAGGTCGCGCCCGTCCCACAACCACCTCCTCCTCCACCATATGTTCCTCCTCCTGCCCCGGTCGAGGTCCAGCCACCTCCACTGCCATTTGTTACAGGACGAGATGCCGCAGGCCGAGGCGGCGGTGGCGGTTGCGTAGCATTAGAAAGTTATATACCATTAGTAGAAACAGAACAGAAGCACAATGGCAGAGAAATAACAAAGGCTTGGATGCTAGAGAGTGGCATGAAGATCAGTTTAGGTACAGAAGAATTAAGTATTATAGATGGACAAGTAGGCAAGACACTAAACGATTATCAGCCTTGTGTACGCATTAGTACAAGTGATGGTATCACATTAGTTTGCTCAACTACTGCTCCAATACTCACAAAAGACAAGGGATTTATCCCAGCAACAGAAGTTTACGGCAAACGTGTAGCAGTCATGCGCAATGGTCGTACTTGGTATGATGAAGTTGTTGGATTAGAAGATGTTGGTATGAAGTTTGTGCGTGTAATTGACGCAGGTGATAATAGTTTCTGGGCCGGCGAACGTCCAGGATCATTTATACTACACCACAACGTTCCTATCAACGACAAATACAATTACGATAAGAAATAATCATGGCAAATAACGAAGAAACACAAGCACAAAATATTCAGTC